TAATGATTATAGACAGATAGGTATTATTAATAATCCAAATATCTACAATAGCACTGCAAAATATAAAGATAATCTAGGATCTGCTTGTTTTGTTGTTACAGGTTCTATTAATACTTCTAACTTTACTACAGATATGTTGATTAATATTGTAGGTGAGAGTAAAGAATTTAGAATTGTTGCTGTTACTTCAACCCAAGCTTTATTGCTATCAATTAACAATGACGTACCAGCATTGAATGATGTATTTGAAAACTCTACTGGTAATACTTTCATAGTTACAGGAGTAACTAATCCAACTGTAGATTCTTATTCAGGTGATTTGTTCTTTATAGATAATAAAAATGCATTTACTCCTTCATCATCACAATCAATTACTGCTAGAACTATCATACAGTTCTAGATATAAATATGTAAATAACTTAAGAGAAGAGCGAAACTAATGGCACTAAATTTTAACGCTGAACCGTATTTTGATGATTACAATGAGGACAAAAAGTTCTATCGTGTTCTTTTTAGACCAGGATATGCCGTCCAAGCTAGAGAATTAACTCAGCTTCAGACCCTTCTTCAAAGCCAAGTTACTAGATTTGGCAAGCACATATTTAAAGAAGGTTCCATGGTTATCCCTGGACAAATCTCTGTTGACACCAAAATCGGATATGTAAAACTAGAAGCAACTTATGGATCGTCAGGAGTATCTAGCTTTATTAATAACTTAGAAGGTTTGGTCATTGTTGGTCAAACTAGTGGTGTTCGAGCTTTAGTTAAAAAGGTATCTGCAATTACTTCTGCAGATCCAAATACTTTATTTGTTAAGTATCTAGATTCAGGTACTGACAATACAACAAAAGTTTTTGCCAATAATGAAATTATTGCTCCTGAGACTGGTAGTTCAGCGTATACTGTTCAGGCTGCAGCAAGTTCTGCTACTGGCGATGCTTCTCTTGCTTCTATTGAGAGAGGAGTTTATTTTGTTAAAGGAACTTTCGCTCTTGTTTCTCAACAAAATTTAATTCTAGAAAAATATAGCAGTACACCTTCTTATCGTATTGGTTTAACTATTGCAGAATCTTTTGTTGATTCCGACGATGATCAAACATTGTTAGATAACGCACAAGGTTCTTATAACTATGCAGCTCCTGGAGCTGATCGTTATAAAATTGATTTAACCTTAGCAAAACTTTCGCTTGCTTCTACAAGTGATGAAAACTTTGTAGAACTTGCTCGAGTTTCTGGTGGTGAAATTCAACACAAAGTTAGCAAAACAGAATATTCTGTATTAGAAGAAACTCTTGCTCGTAGAACATACGACGAATCAGGTAATTACACTGTAAATCCATTTAAGATTGACGTAAGAGAGCATAGAAATAACGATAGAGGTGCATGGAGTGCTAGTCGAGCTTATCTAGCAAATGATGTTGTTACAAATGGTGGAAATTACTATGTTGCTAGAACTTCAGGAACTTCTGGTTCTACTGCACCTGTACACACAATAGGTGAAGCAACTGACGGTGCTGGTGGTGTTACTTGGTTATACGACCAAAACCCACAATTTAATAGAGGTGTATATGATCCTCTTGACGCTACGACTCCTGGAGATGAAACTAAACTAGCAATTGGTTTGGAGCCAGGAAAGGCATATGTTCGTGGTTATGAAATAGAAAAAATTTCAACTGAGTTTTTACCTGTTAACAAAGCTAGAGATTATACAGATGTTAGCAATGTAAAAATTAATGCAACTGTTGGTAATTATGTTTTAGTTACTAATGTAAATAATCTTCCTAAGGTAGAAGAATTTGAAACTGTATCTTTGTACGATAGAATAACATCTTCTAGAGGAGATTTTGCTGGTTCTGCGATAGGAACAGCTAGAGTTAGAGGAATAGAATACCACACTGGTACGATAGGTTCTACTGCAGCAATTTATAAGCTTATGCTGTTTGATGTTCAAATGAATTCTGGATCTGACTTTAATAAAGATGTAAAACAATTTTATATTAGCCGTGGAACAGCACCTACTAGTTTTACAGCTGATATTTCTCCAGTTACAACTTTACTAACTGGCTCAGGTACTGCTTCTGGAACTACAATTACTGGTACAGGAACACTGTTTGCATCAGAGCTTAGTGTAGGTGACTATGTTTACGTTGGAGATCAAGATCCTTTAAATATTAGAAGAGTTACCACAGTTACAAACAACAATTCAATAGTAGTAGATGCTTCAATAACGGTAACTGGAGCGGTAATCAATAAACTAACTACACAAGTATTAGAGTCCAATAATGCTACATTATTGTTCCCGTTCCCTTATACTTCTATAAGATCAGCAAGAGATTCGTTAAATGCTAATGCTATTTCTTATACAGTTGCTGAACGATTTACTGGAACAACTAACAGTTCTGGTGTAGTTACTTTAACAGTTGGTGGTGGAAATGATGCATTTGCTTCTGAGGCAGATGCAGATAACTATCTGGTAATTGATAACACTAATGGAGATGTTCTACTTCCATCTGCAATAGTAAGAAATACACCAACCAATACTCAGGTTACAATTACAACTTCAGCAACTTCAACATCAGTTATTGTTATTGCTGCTGTTAATAAAACTGGAGCTGGAACAGAAAAAACTAAAACTTTAACAACCGAAACCAGTTTAACAAAAACTACTTCTGATACTGCAACATTGCGAGAAATTTCTTTGGAAAAAGCTGACGGATACAGATTACTTTCTGTATTAATGGATACAGGAACTTTTGGCTCTCCATCGGGAACATATAGTATCGATATTACAGATAGATATAACTTTGATGATGGTCAACGAACGACTTACTATGACACTGCAAAAATTATTTTAAAAGATGGACAACCAGCGCCTACTGCTCCCATTTCCATCGCTTTCCAATATTTTGCTCACAGTGGTAGTGGAGATTATTTTACTGTTAACTCTTATACTTCAACGATTACTTACAGTAAAGTTCCTTATGGATTAACAGACTTTATTGATTTCCGTCCAAGAATAGATGATCTTGGGGGAGATTTTACATCTTCAGGTGCTAGTTCTTCACTAATACCAAAGCGTGGAATAGATGTTGAGGCAGATTTCTCATATTACTTACCACGCAAAGAAAAATTAGCTTTAGATTTAGATGGTAACTTCTTTAATATTTCTGGAGTTTCTGCACTAAATCCTGCTGAGCCGATAGATCCTTCTACTGGTATGGTTTTGTACAAGTTGGATGTATATCCTTATACACTTACAACTGGTTCTGTAGGTGTTCAGTACATCGACAACAAACGTTATACGATGCGTGATATTGGAAGAATAGAAAAACGTGTAGATAACTTAGAGTACTATACTTCGCTTTCTTTACTAGAACAAGAAACAAAATCTTTGACTATTCCAGACGATAGCGGATTGGATAGATTTAAAAATGGTTTCTTTGTTGATAATTTTACAAGTCAATTTGCAGGAAATCTTTCTTCTGCTGATTGGAATTGTTCATTAGATATGGAAAATGGCGAATTGCGTCCTTTCTATTCTATGGATAATGTCAACTTGATAGAATTAAATACACTTGATGCTGATAGAACTTCAGATAATTATCAAGTTACAGGAGATATTGTAACACTTCCTTATACCCACACATCCTTAGTAACTCAACCATATGCTTCAAGAATAGAAAATGTTAATCCATTTGCTATCTTTACTTTCTTGGGTAGAACAGATTTAAATCCTGCCTCAGATGAGTGGATTGAAGTCAACAGAAAACCAGATATTGTTAGAGATGTTGAAGGTAATTACTCTGCTCTAGTTGCTATCGGCGAAAGAACTGGCGTACTTGGAACAGCTTGGAATTCTTGGCAAACTAACTGGACAGGAACTCCTGTTTCTAGAGGAACTGAGTTCTTTACTGGAGGAAGTAACTGGGCTAATGCTAGAGCTCTAGGACAAGGTGCAATATACAGGGGAACCAAAGCTGAATTTGATGCTTTGTTTGGAGCAGCAGGTGGAAGTGGTCCAGCTCGACAGGTTAGGGCAGAAATATTTGCAACTCAAGTTGGTCAATCTAGAACAGGAATTAGAACTACCGTTGCTACTCGTATAGACAAACAATTAGTTCAAGATAGAATTGTTTCTACTGCAATTATTCCTTATATTCGTTCTAGAAACTTACTGTTTACTACTAGAGGTTTGAAGCCATCTACTCAGTTCTATCCATTTTTTGATAACGTAGATATTTCCTCTTATGTAACTCCTGCAACAAAAATAACTTATACCGCAGTTTCATCTTATAGCACAGATTTTAATTTTACAGTAAATGCTGGTGGAGATTCTTCTGAAACAGCTAGACAAGTTGGCGGTAACGTAGATGTTTCGCTAAACAAGGGTGATGTGATTTATGTTGGTACACGTGGTGCAACAAACTACACGAAAGACACCTCTCCTGCAAAGGGTATCTGTGTACATAAAGAGAATATTGACGGAACTTTATCTGTTTATATACTGAACGTAAGTGGTTCTTTTGCTGCTAGTGACGTTATTGTTGGATCTATATCAGGAGCAAGAGGAACGATTTCTGGCTCAGTAACTACCAAAGTTCAAGGTGACGATTTAATTTCTAACGTTGCTGGTGATGTTGTTGGATTATTTAATATTCCTAATACTGATGCTGTTAGGTTTAGAACTGGAACACGAGAGT